GGCTCTGCAGCATCTCCCGCTGCATGGTCTCCAGGCGGTCGGAGAACCTGGGCACGCGCCCCGAGAACGGACCACCGGGGCGGCGAGCATCAGAGCGCCTTGGCCCGAGTAGGGCCTGGTCACGGGCGAAGACCCTCACGCGGCGACGGTTGGCGAACCTGACCGCAGAGTCTACGTCGGGGTGGACGATGCGGGAGCGCCCCGCGACCCAGCCGTCTGCTACTCGGTAGAGGGGCATGGGCTACACCGGGGGGCTCGTGGGCATCCGACCGCGCCCGCCAAGCCAAGTCCCGGGAGACTTCGCGGGATGGTGCCCCCACAGACGCGGACGCCATCCGCCCTCGCGCGGAATGAACTCCTCGGTCCACTCTGCGCGCTCGAGCCATCGGGCTTCACCCTGGCAGGATGCTGGTAGCCACAGGAATCCCGACCGATGGCGGACGTCGCCAAGTTGCGGCTTCTGGGGTGACTTGAACCTCATCTCGCGTCCTCGTGTTGAATGTCATCCCGGTACTGCGCCACCTCGCCATCAGGCCGCAGCCACACCAGACGCGCCAAGCTCCGGCGCACGGGCGGGGGCAGGGCGGCCCAGCGGCGCTGCAGGTCGTCGATGGCGTCGACCACATCACGCACGGGCTCGAGGTCTACGACCATCCTGACGGCCAGGCTGGGCTGCTGGTCACTCACCGGCACCACCGTCGTCATCCTGCCGCCCGAGGAACGGGAAGGTGGCCACCACACGGTCACCCCTGCGCAGCTCGAGGCGCGAGGCAATCCACCCGGGGGTCCGGCCCTCGTCGAGTTCGGTAGCCCACTCACGCTGGAGCTCCAGCAGGCGGCCCACGTCCGCAGGGCTCATGGTCGAGCTATAGCCCAGGGTCTCGTGGCAGCGGTAGCCCGGGAACTGCTTGGCGGTCACCAGGTGGGACAGGGCGCGGAGAAGCTGCTCGTTGAGATCTCGCAGGGTCCAGCTGTCGTGCTCGAGCACCGCGGCCGTGCCGAGGACCTGCAGCCCGGAGGCCACCATGCGCTTCGGGGTCATCGCCTCGGTGATGGGCCGGGCGAGCAGCTCGACCTCGGGATCCCTCGAGGGGTCCACGTCGCCCAGGTACAGCACCGTGACGTGCGGGCTCTCACCGTGAGCGAGCGGGCCCACGACACCCTCAGCCTTGGCCTTCCACTCCTGGTGCTCATCGAGCCCCGAGGTGGGGACGGGCACGAGCAGGCACAGGGTCTCCTCGCTCGCGTCACCACGCGCCGCCAGCGCTTCCTCGATCATGGTCCGTGTGGCGGCCTCGGCCTCTGGGTCGTCAGGCGTCGGGGTGCGGGCCTGCTCCGGCTCGTCGTCTACCGGCTGCATGGAGGACTGGTAGCCGCCGGGCTGGGCGTAGCGCTGGACCCGGATCTCGTCGGGGGTCAGAACGCCGTCCATAATGGCGGCGGTGTCGGCCTGGGTGTGCACCAGGCGGATGTCGGCCAGCTCCTTTTCGGTCAGGTCGCCGAGCGGGTCGAACTCGATCTCCCACTCTTCCGGGGGCTTGCGGCCGTCTGCGTAGTAGAGCACCTCCACCAACTGCCGCATGGGCGGGATGTAGCGATCCTGCTGCCAGTCGGCGACGGACTGATACCAGAGCGATTGCCAGCTGGTCCCGTCGGTGTTGAGGCCACCCGGGGCCTCGCCAAAAAGCAGCGTAAGGGGGGCGCCAGCGTTCAGGGCGAGCTCCTTCATGCCCGCCTCTGAGATGTCCTTGTAGCCGGTGGGGTTGGCCGCGATGCGCTGGAACTCTTCACCGGGCGCGATCATGACGGCCTGAGCTACCGACTTCATCATGTTCAGCAGCCGCATCTTGTCCATCCAGGCGGCTGCCTGGTCCCCAGCACCCTTGGGCGGGGCCACCTTGAAGACCGCGATGGAGAGCTCCTGGGCTACCCGGGCGCCAGCCTGGCCGGTCTGGGACAGGTTGCGGACGGCATCCCATAGGGTCTGCCCGATGGCGTCGGCGCCCCAGGTGTAGGAGTTGGAGTAGGCCAGCTCAGAGGGGGGCAGGTCGTCACCGTAGAACCGGAGCAGGCGCGAGGCATGGACCGAGTTGAGACTCCAGCGGCGCTTACCTCCCGAAAGGTCGGTGAAGCTGTTTCGCTGAGGGGTGATCGTGTAGTGGGTGGGGTCGCCGATGGGGCCGGCGAAGATGTCGCTGTTGAACCGGATGGGCACGAACTCGCGACGGTCAAAGACCTCGAGGCGGTGGACCTTGCGCACCTTCTCGGGGCGGAGCGGCTGGTCGAGGTCGTCGGGGTCGTCGGTGACCATCAGGACCAGGCACTCCCCGAGGCCACGGCCCCAGGTGTCAGCCCGGCGGAACACGCTCCTGACCCCGAGATCGTTCATGGCCTTGGCCAGCGGGCGCTCGTCGTCGGTGCTATCGGTGATGTGCGCGAAGCGGAGCGTGGACCAGGACGGGTGCAGCTGCACGATCCGGCGGTAGAGCCCGCCGCGCATCAGCGCCACGAGCTCATCTTCGGCCAGGTAGTCCCGCTGGACGTTCGGGCGGCCCTGGGCCCCGGAGTCTCGATAGCCGCCGATGCCTGAGAGCGGGTTCTGGATAGCGGCCCCGGACAGGTCCGAGGTGCTGGATGTCGAGTCCACCCGGAGGTCGAGGGGGCCGGCTGGGGCCTGGGGGCCTACGACGAGATCGAGGAAGCGGGAACGGATGGACATTGGACCTCCAGCGAGAGGATACACCGCTCAGGCGGGGGGCGCGAGGATCAGGGGGTCTCAGCCTTGCGGGCGGTGGTCAGCATGACGGCCACCACACCCACGCCGCCAGGGCCCCAGCACACGCTGCGACACCGTAGGCGAAGCCCTTGAGCCACTCCGCGTGGAGCGCCGCCTCTGCCCCCAGCGAGACGATGGCGCGGCGGTGCTTGGCGATCTGTTGGCGTCGGGTGGGGTCAAGCATGGCTGGGCCTCCTGTAGTACCCGCGAGCCACCAGGGCCTTGGCGCAGGCTTCGGCGAGGGTGGGGCCTGCCTCACCTTGCTCGATGGTTCCGCCAAACAGGTCCACGGCCCAGGAGCCAGGGCGGATCATCACAGCGCACCACCCCGGCCCCAGCGCCTCGAGCAGCACGCCGCCGACGGAGGTGGCATCCAGGTCGAGCACGGTGGGCGTCATCGGGTACAGTTCCTCTTCCTCGCGATCGGCGGCGAACCACTCGCCATCGTTGTCGTAGATCAGGATGCACGGCTCCGGCGCGTCGAGGTCGTATACCTGCATCCCCACAGCCCACACGAACCCATCCAGCGCTGTCAACTGACGCGACAGGGCGGTCTGGTCGCCGCCTGTGTTACTCTTGGCCTGGCTCATGGTCATGTCCTCGCTTTCAGTGACTGTGAGTTGCGGCCCTCGGCGTTCCTGCGTCGGGGGTCGTGCTGTCAGAATAGCACATCAGCAGGGGCCACGAGCACCCTACCGCCCAAGCATGTCGAACCAGGACCCACCCGAGCCCTGCCCCTGGTCCTCGAGGGTCCAGCGCATGTGCAGCTGGCTCGAGGCGTCCATGTCGTCGTCGTTGGCGCCGAGAGGGAAAGCCACGATGCTCTCGATGTAGTCGCTGATCCACGATGCCACCTCGGGCGCGGGGAGGATGCAGGCCCCCGACTCCGCGGCACGCTCGTAGAACCTGGCCCGGGCGCCCTTGCTCTTGTCGGGTCCCGGGGTGTCGCTCGAGGGGTGGAACCGGATCAGGGAGACCCCGAGGTAGGCGGGCTCTCGGGCGTCCAGGTAGTTGGTGCCGTTGGCCGTGTCCTCGACCAGGCAGCCACCGGGGGCCACACGGATGAACGGCGCCCACTTGGCGATCATCGCGTCCATGGCCTGGAAGTAGTCGATGCTCGACATCTTCGCGTAGACGCGGTCCAGGATGTACCGCTTCCCGTCCTTGCGGGCCCAGCACTGGATCGCGTTGTAGTCCGCCAGCGCCGTGCCCTTCTTCGCGGCGTCCGAGCTGATCCAGACCTCTTCGGCGGTGCGGGCGATGTCCTCGGGCTCACAGTAGTAGCGCTCGCGGAACCACTCCCGCTTGATCATGCCTCCGGAGGCCGGGGTGGGGCGGAGCTCGAGCTGGGCTTCGGCGAGCCGCCCCGTGCCCGCCTTCATCTCCTCGACCACGGCGGGTGTGTGCCTGGTCGGGTGGAGGATCTCGCCCGGCTCGGTCCTGGGGTCGTCGGGGCTGACCTGGGGGTGCTCGGGGTCGTAGTGCAGCGGGAGGCACAGGACCTTCCAGTCGCCGTCACGGAGCGCGTAGCCGGCCGGGTCGTTGACGTGCAGCCGTTGCATGCACAGCAGGCGGCGAGCCACACGGGGGTCGTTCACGCGGGTAGCCATCGCCTGCTTGATGATCTCGTTGGCTTCCTCGCACCTGCGGTCGACCGCCTCGGGGGAGCCGTGGAGCACGGTCTTTATGTCGATGGGGTCGTCCACCGCGATGCCCGCGCCTCGCTTTCCGGTGACGCCCGTGAGCAGGGTCATGCACTGGCGGAAGCCCATCTCCGTGGTCTCGAAGTTGCGCTTCTCCTGCTGGTCAGCCGCGAACACCCACGGCTTGGTCCCGTTCCGTCGGCACCACTCCTGCATGAGCTGCTGGTACGTGTCGCTCTTGATGGCCCGGCGGGTGCGGCGGGAGTCGCGAGTCGAGAGCCCGTCGTTGCCGGTGAAAAACAGCCGGCGATAGGCCGGGTCGAACAGCCACTCGAAGGCGGGCATCATCACCGAGACGAGGATGGACTTCGACGTGCCCGGGGGCAGCAGGATCAGGAGCTTGCGGTACTCGGGATCCCCGAGGACGTGCCGGTGGAGGTAGTGGCAGACCGTCGACATGAACGGGGCCCACTCCAGGGCGTCGGGTTCGATCTCTTCCCAGAGCAGGCGGACGAAGGCTTCGAAGGCCCCGTCGACCTCGTGGCGCACAGCCCTCTCGGCGTAGCGCTCGCGGAGCCCCTCCAGGCGGCGGCGTTCCTTCTCGGCGCGCATCTGGCGCAACCGCTCACGATGGCTGGTGACGCGCCGTGGCTTGGGTGCCCTGGCTGCCACTAGACCTCCACCGGTTCGTGGACACCGGACGCTACCTCTTTCAGTTCGATGATCTGCGCCGGGGGGGCGGCAGCCTCGAGGGCGGCGATCTCGGCATCGAGCTGCGCGTCCGTGAGCAGCTCGTGCTTGTGTTCTACCTCGACAGCGCCGGTGTGTGCGACCTCGAGCTTTGTCGCTGCCTCGATCCCCAGGACCCGCGCCTCCATCGCGAGGAAGCTGGCCAGATTGCGGTACTCCTTGGCCCCCAGGCACTTGTTCTGGGCGTTGCGCACCCGCGCCAGCCACCCGGCGCGCTCGGCCTCGAGGTCCTGGACCTTGGAGGCGTCGGTCCAGCGCTTCTCGATGCGCTTGCGGTAGTTTTGGATGGTGCGGCGGGTGACACCGTGCCGCTCCGCCAGCTGATGGGAGGCCCTGCCCGACCACTTCCCGGACATCATGACGGCCTCGACCTCGTCCATGATGGCTTCGCGCTGCTCTGTGGTCAGCTTGGGCACGGGCTACTCCTCCGAGGGAAGATGGAGCGCCCGGGTCGGCTTTGCACCGCCGTCCCCAGCCTGGTCAGCCGGGTCCCCGCTGGTGGAGCGGGCGCGCATCTTCTCTCCCCGGTACATCCTGCACTCGTCGGGGATCTCGCTGAATGGTATCACGGGCACGGTGAGCCTGTCCGCCCACGTCGGATCGATGAAGCGGACGTAGCGGAACTGGTAGCCTGGCAGTTTCCGCGCTCCAACCCTGGCGAAGAACGCTGTCACGCTCTCGCCTGGGATCTTACCGTAGCGAGCCTTGACGGATGCCCCGCCAGAGTTCGGGCTGAACGAGTCGTGGAAGACTATCTGAGCGCACGTCTCCCCGTCAGGCATAAGAACCATCGTTGTGTTTCTGCGGATCTGGGTGAGCACGAACCCGCTGGCGCGGTAGATGGTCCCGTCGCCGCACTGGGTGGCGTCGGCGTATGACAGCACCCACTTTACCTGCGGGGCGTGCTTTCTGAGCATCCTACACGCGACGCCGATGGCCCTTGACTCGCTGTTCCTTGGTAGTCGCTCCGTGAACGCGATCCGGTGAAGATCCAGGTATTGATGCCACTGGGTACCGGCGACAAATCCTATGGTTTTGCGCTT